AGATCGAGCGCGACTTCGATCAGCGCCTCGCGCGCCCCGTTGCCGGGCCAAATCCTGACCACGTCACCCATCGCGCGGCGGCTTTGCCTTGATCTGGATGTGAAACTCGACGCCGCCGACGATCGGCCAGAGATCGGCGATGCCGTCGCCGCAACCACTGTCGATCGCGGTGCCCTCATCGACGACGTTCTTGAGCAGCTCGCGCAGCTCGTGCGCCAGCACCAGCGGGCGCGCATCCCAGTCGGACGGCACCAGCTCGTGCACCATGCGGACGCGCTTGTCGCCCTCCTCGAAATTGCTCATGGCTCCCTCCGCGGCTCGATCAGCAGCAGCACTTCCGGCTTCTCGGTCTCAATCACGCGAATGCCCTCCCAGCCGACCATCAGGCGGACCATGTGATCGAGATCGCCGTTCGGCACCTTGTAGGGGCAGACGTCCTCGATCGCGTAGAGCCCGTCCGGCGCGAGCGTCGGCACGAGATCGTTGAACAGGTTCACCTGCGGGACCGGATCGTGCACGGCGTCATCGACGATGAAATCGAAGAAGCCGGGCGTCACGTCCCATTTGGCCAGCACGTCATTGAGCATGCGGGCATCGTACGCATCGCACAGCGCCGTGTGGATGCGTTGCTGATCATTGAAGATGAAGCGGGAATCGTTATCGATTCCGTAGATTTCGGCGTTGGGAAAGAAGTCGCGCCAAACGAACAGACTTGCGCCAACCACGTTGTTGGGGATGTCACGAAAGCCACAAATCCCGATCTCCAGGACACGGCGAACCTCCTCGCGTTTGGCCTTGAAGGCGTCGAAGTAATACGGCGTGTAGCCCCACGTCACCTTGTCGGTGCCGTAGCGCACGCACAGCCGACACAGCTCGGTCACGTCCGTGTCGGAAAGTTGCGAAACAAGGTCGCGTCGTGGTTGGCCTCGTACCAATGAAACACCTGCGGCACCAGCCGCTCCAATCTGGCCCATGTGTTCACCTCCCAGGTCGCGAACCGCTCGCGTATCAATTGCTCCATGGCGACGACGCGCACGCCAATGTCGAACGCGCGCACCAGCGCCCGCGGCACGATCGCGACGGTGCCGCAGAAGCGCCAGCACGGCACGCGCGTGCTCGCCTCGATGTTGGTCGGCCAGCAGCCCGGCAGCGCGATTTGAGTGAGCGCGCTGTTGGCGACGCGCAACATGAAGCCGCGAATGACCGTCTCGCTCATGCCGGGCAGGTGGAACACGCCGTAGTCGACCCAAATCAGCGGATCGGCGTGCGGCGCGTCGTCGAGCGCCCGGGTGAGCCACGCGATCTTCTGGTGCTGGACGACGTGATAGCCCAGCGTGTTCTTCTGCGGATTGTCCGCGACGCCGTGCGTGTCGGCATAGCGGTTCGCCGGCTTGAACATCCAGCAATCCTCCAGCCCGCATTCGTACAGCTTGACGCCCGGCAGCGCGGTCAGCCGGGCGCCGAGCCGGCGGTAGTCGTTCTCCGAACGCGGCACCTTGAGCGGCACGTAGCCGGTGACGATCAGTGGTGCCAAAGCAGGAACCCCACCTCCATCGGGTCGACCGACGCGACGAACGCCGCCGCATCGTCCACGCCGTAGGAGATCAGCAGGTTGCCGGTGTACGGACAGCGGGCGATCCCGGCCGCGAACTCGATCCCCTTCTCGTTGAAGAAGAACGGAAGCGACCATTTCGACAGCTTGTACTTGTTGTCGAACCAGCAGAACCGGTGCTGATAGAACCGCTTGGTGTGGCCCGGCTTGATCCACGACTCGTGCACCAGCGCGAGGAAGCCCGAGTTGAAGTCGATCAGCGGCGTGCCACCGGAGAAATGCTCGACGCCCTTCATGCCCTCGAATTGCATGATCGTCTCGCCGTACTCGTTGATGATGCGGTCCGGCCGGTAGACGAACTTCATCGGCGAATAGGTGAAAGCGATCGGCATCCAATTCTTTTCGTGCGCCTTCGGCTCGACGTGCACGGTGCGGAACGAGATGATCCGCCCGCTGGTGTGATCGATCTCGCCCACCACCTGCTCGGCGAAGCCCTGCGGGTCCTGCTCGCGCGTGCAGGCGATGAACATGAGGCGATCGTCGTTCTGGAAAATCCGCATGTCCTCCAGGCCGAGAACCAGGCCGAAGGCGGCCGGCGGGCGCTCCCACACGATCTCCTTCGCGTCGAGCACGTCCTGCTTGGCGTTGAGCGTGAGCAAAAAATTGCGCGTGCGGATCGCGTCGTCGCCCTGCATGTCGTACGATCCGTCCTCGCGAATGCGATAGTTGACGGTGCGCAGGCACATGAGCGTGAGGCGGCCGAAGCGCGTGACGCTCGGATTGGTCATCGGCCACTGCGGCCCGGTGAGCTTCACCCGCGCCCATCCGACTTGCTCCGCCTTGAACGACTTGCAGAACGAACTGAGCGGCTGGAGATAGAAGAACATGTTCGAGCGCGCTTCGGTCCGCACATGGTCCGGCGCATCGGCGTCGGTGATCAGGCTGTCGCACACCTCGTATCCGCGCGGGCGCTTGCGATGGTCGTAAAAAGCCGAGATCGCAAACTCCCGACGCGGCCCCCAAGCGTAGGCGTGCCGCTCGACGAACAGCGAATCTTTCGACGGCTCAATCCCCATTGCGGCTTCTGCGAACAGACACGCCAGCGCGTTCTTGCCCTGCTCGCGAAAGTGCGTGGCAAGGTCAGTCAGCGGCTCCGCCCGTGAGGGACGGAAGTTGTAGGCGTCGAGCATCCAGGGAAGATATTCGGTCATAACCGCTTCGCCGCGCGTGCGCGCTCCAACATTGCCACGAACGTTTCCTCGTCCCAGCCGCCGATCTCGATGCGTTTCGAGAACGCGACGATCGCATCCTGGTGACGCAGCGCGTCGCGATACGACTGGCCCAGGTAGTACCAATAGCGCGCGTTCAACGGGTCGGTCTTGAGCCCGCCTTCCAACAGCGCGATGTCGCGCTCGAACTTGTTCGGCCGGTTGCCGCCGTCGCAGTGATCGACAAACCACAGCGTATCGAGCGGCTCGATGCGGCCCTCCAGCGACGTGTACTCATGCGTGACGCCGACGAATCGCGGGTTGGCGTCGCGCCGCACCAGTCGGAAGTTGCGCCATTCGAGGCTGCCGTGCCGCTGCCGCACGCTGTAGGCCGGCGCCGTGAGCGCCTCGTCGTCGATCGAGCCGAACGCTTCCATGTCGGCATCGACGAACAGAAGATAGTCGAACTGCGTATCGAACCCGTTGTCGAGCGCGCGATCGAGCGCCTCATTCCGGGTTGCGTCCCAGGTCGTGAACGCGAAATCATACATCTCCAGCTCAAGATTTTCCCGGTCACAGAACGCATGGATCAGCTCGCGCGTCATGTCGGTCGACCCGGTGTCGACGATCACGGCGCAGTCGACCAGCGGGCGCACGGAGGCGAGGCAGCGAATGATGTTCGCCGCCTCGTTCTTGACGATCATGTTCAGGCAGATGCGTGCAACCAAGGTCCCGGCTCCTTGGTCCTGATCAGCCGGCCGAACGGGCAACGCCCGTGGTGCCGCCCACCCACCACAGCGCGCCGACCACGTGCGGATCGGCGGTCGGGGCGATGAACAGGTTGTTGGGGCCTGCCGCGCCTTGCGATCCGGTCGGGCCGGTGACGCCGGTGAAGCCCTGCGGACCAAGGATGCCCTGCGGTCCTGGGCCGCCGACCGGGCCGGTCCAGCCGGTCGAGCCCTGGTTGCCCTGCGCACCGGTGGCGCCGGTCTGCCCGGTCGGGCCGGTGACGCCAGTGCCGCCGGTCGGTCCGCCCGAAGGTCCGGTGTTGCCTTGCGCGCCGGTCGGACCGGTCGGGCCACCGGAAGGGCCGGTGGCGCCGGCCGGGCCGGTCAAGCCGGTGAGACCGTTCACCGCTGCCACGAGCTGCGAAACGATCGCCGACAAAGATTGAAAATCGTAGTGCGTCGCGTAGCGGATGGTCATCTGCCGTCCCTTTCCTGGTGCGTTAACCGACCCCACCGTGGATCGGCACCGCGTTTGGTCCCGGCTGGTTGCCTACAAGTGACGTCGTTGGACCCATGTTCTGGGTTGCCAGTGGTCCGGCTTGCGCGCCCTGCGCCTGGGCGGCGAGCGCCGGACCGCCCGCCCCGCCCGGTCCAATGCCGGGCGGCGGCGTGCCGGGAGCGGAGAGATCGGTCGGTCGCGGGTCGACGGCGCCGGGCGGCGTGCCAATGTGAATCGGCGGACCTTCGGGGAGCGCCTCGCGCTGCGCGAGCCCGCCCGCGACCATTTCCTGGGTGATGCGCTGGATGCCGGCGGTGATGCCCTGGCCGACGCCCTTCTGCACCTGCTGCTGGATCGGGCCGGCGGCCTGCGCCTGCTGGTCGGCCTGCGCCATCTGGTCGAGCTTGTCGTCGGACGGCACGATGTCCTCGCTCAGGCCGATCGTCTGCGCCACCGAGCGCAGCACGATGCCGCGGCCCTTGATGCCCATGATCTTCTGGTCGAGCGGGTTCTGCGTGCCCTGGAGGAATTCGAGCTGGCGCTGGCGCTGCGTCTCGCGCTGGATCGCGACGTTGACGCCGAGCACGGTGACGTTCTCCTCGCCGGTCAGCATGCCGGTGTCGTCGGTCAACAGCACGAGATCGACAAGCTGCTGGAGCGCCGGTTCGATCACGTCGCGATCGATGTTGGCGGACACGCTCTGCAAAATCTTGGAGCTGTTGCCCATCAGCATCGCGAGGCCGGACGCCGTGCGGCCGGCGCCGCCGCCGGTCTGCCCGCCGTTGATGTATTTGGGAATCGCGCTGACGTCGTCGGCGATGTCGACGAACTTGTTGAACACCTCGATCAGCGCCTGGGCGTTCGAGGTCGGCTGGAAGAAGCTCACCGGCTGCGAGATGCCGCCGGCCCCGAGCGGGTTCTTGCGCAGCTTCCACCGCTTCCAGGGGTACAGCTCCTCCGGGTTCTCGTCCTCCGCGATCTGATCGAGATCGATCATCACCTGCGGGCCGGACGCGATCGAGAGGTTGTTGATCAGCCCGCGCAGCGTCGCGTTCGACGCTTCCTGCATGTCGGTGAGGAGATCGGTGAGCCCGTTGCCGACCGGCGTCCCTGGCACCTTCTCGTAGCTCGTGATGAAGTACGGATGTCGCATGCGGGGCGACGGCGAGAGATGGGACTTGATCACATGGCTGCCGATCATCCAGGTCTGAACGTTGTAGTCGCGAAGCTCATCGGGGACTGCGAGGCCGTAATCTTGCAGGAGACGCCCCTGGCAATTACCGTTGAACTCCATCATGGAGATCATCGCGGAGCGGTTCCACGCTGGGTTTTCCCGACTCTCCAGGACGGATCGCTCCGCGTCGGTGGTGTCCCAGTTGTCGTAAAGTCCTCCGCGGCCATATTCGTTGAGGACGGCGAGAATCTCCTGCTGGTTATACCCTGGAAGATCGAGCAGCTCGTTTAGCTCGGCGCGCGTGACGCGCAGCTTCTCGATGCAGTCGGCGTTGGCGATGTCGGCGACACCGGGGGTGAACCAGAGATCGAACGGGGAGACGCGGGTCCAGGTGAGCTTGGGGATTTGCTGGATCGACGGCATGCCTCCAGCGGTTGGCCAAACCACCTCCGGGAAAATCCGCACCACTGGACCCTTGAGAATTGCGAATGGAAAGATCGGGAGATCAACGATGAATTCCGCCAGCGCATGGTAGAACCCTCCCTCGCGCAGAATTTCCTCCAGCCGGTCCTCACTGTCGTCGGCCTGATCAGCCGCCTTCTTCTTCGCCACCTCCTTGGCCTGCTCGTAGAGCGCCCGCGCCCGCTGCTCGATGTCGGCGCGGTTGGGCGGCTGCCCGGTCTGCCGCTGCACCATCTGGGCTTCGTGCATCATCAACTGCTTGATCGACGCCTTCACCTCGTCGGGGATGTCGGGATCGGCCGCCGGGCGCAGCCCCCACGGGCGATCGGCGCCCAGGTAGACGTCGCGCAACAGGCTCGACGCGGCGCGGCACTTCTGCGCGATCAGCCGCGCGTAGATTTCCGAGCCGCCGAACTTCCTGATCTCCATCAGCTTGTTGGCGTCGTACTGGCCGTTGAAGGTGCGCAGCGCCATCAGCAGGCGCTCGCTCCAGCCGGCCGCCGTGTTGCGGTGGTTCCTGAAAATCTCGAACTGGCTGCGGATGAACGGGCCGAGCCCGGAGACGTCGCCCTGGATCGGCTGGGCATCGGTGTTGGCCGCGTTCGCCTGTTGCCGGGCGAGCTGCGCTTCAAGCGCAGCCGGCGGCACGACCTGGATGACGCCGTTCTGCCCCAGTCCGTCCATGGGCACCGATTTTTAACCTTTGAGGGTTAAAATCGCTTAGCCGCGAGGCATGCCCTGTGAACGATTTTTCCGATACGGCCCCGCTCGAATTCCTCCGCGACGCCGCCCTCCTGTCGGCGGTGGCGCGCGAAATTGCCATGAGCATCAACAGGGTCGACGACATTCTCGAACGCTACGGGCTCACGGCGGAGCAATTCGAGACGATCAAGGCGCAGCCGCTGTTCAAGAAGATGCTCGACGGCGCCGTGCAGGCGTGGGCATCGGCCGCGAACGCACCGGAGCGCATTCGCATCGAGGCGGCCTCGACGTTCGAGCAGATCATGCCGGTGATCGCCGACCGGCTGGTCAACCCGCGCGAAGGGCTCGACGACGTGGTGAAGGGTGCCCGCATGCTGGCGGACGTCGCCGGACTGTCGGTCAATCCGGCCGGGCCGGGTGGCGAACGGGTGATCATCAACATCGACATGGGGAACGACACACTCACGCTGTCGCACGAGGTGAAGGCGATCGAGCCCACCCCGAGCGACCGAGCGGTGATCGAAGCGGCAGCGGCGGCCCTCCCCGTGCGCCGTGCAGATTGACTTCAAGCCGCCACCCACATGCTCCCGGTTCATGAAATCCGAGGCGGTCGGCCGCATCCTGGCCGGACCGATCGGCTCGGCCAAGACCACCACCTG